TTTGATATTGACGTATTTTTGATAATATATAATCTTGTTCACGTGTCATTTTTATATGTTGTTCATATGGGGTAAGTTTTCGTTTTCTACAAAAATATAGGACAACTACCAGAACAACTACTATGATTACAAATAAACCTACATTGAAAACCCAACCGTATAAAACATCTTTCTGTTGATGACATTTTTGCAAGGTATCGTATAGATAATTTTTAACATTTGGTTCAATAAGTCTAGGAAATTCCATTTTAGTTTTGTATTTGTATTGATTTTTATGTATATTTCTTAATGCGAAAAAATTAGTAAAACTTTAACCAAATTATTGTCAATAGAATATATAAGTAATGAATTCTGTATTACCGAATCCATTTGAATTATTTAAAAAAAAGGAAAAGGAGAACTTAGAAAATAAAGAACCAAACGGTAAACTAAATAAAGAAACGATTAGCAACGTTAAAAAGAAGCCAAAATATTTTATATTACCATTAACAATTGCATTTAGCGCTTTATTTTTTGTATCAGTATTTATTTATTATGTAATTAATACACTTTTGTATAAAAATATTTCAACGGAACGATATACTAACATTCCAACCAAAGATGGTCAACCTAATGATTTCTGGTATATATTTCGGTCAAAAGTAATTGAAAGTCGATTTTGGACATTTGTACTATTATGGGGATTTGTTGTTTTTATTAATATTATTATGCTTAGTGAAGTGTTTAAAATAAAAGAATCGGTTAATATATTTACAATTACAAGTATTTTATTTATAACCATTGTTGGTTCAACGTTTTTTATTATTGGAAATATACCTAGTTTAGTAGAAGTATTTGAAAATACGTTCGGGTATTTTATAATAAATACATTTTTTGGATTGAAAGATACTATGAAACATATATTTAAAACAAAACAATTTGACAAAACAACAGAGGGTGAAGATTCTAAATTTGAAATGCCATTTAATATTTTGATTACACCATTTGATATTCCGAAGTTCAATGATATGTTTGATGCATTACCTAAAGATTCAGATGGAGAAGCCGATTTTTATTTGAATCCAGATTTAACAGAAGAACAACTCGAAGATGTTCGCAAAAATATTTTGAAATTGGTTTTCATAAAGAATAACGTAGGTCATTTTACCTGGATATATGTAGCCTCAGTAATAACAATACTAGCTACAATTAATACCATGTTGTAATGTAATACAAAAAATATATAAAAATCAATTTAAAAACATTTTTATAATCAATAATATAAAAATGTTAAGGCGTGGATTTTCTACAGTAAATACTATACTTAAGCCATCAGCACTAAATGTATTTGAGAGATCGTGTTATTATAAAGTAGATTTCAAAATTAGTGAAGACGCTTCGGTTCGTGAAGCAATTCACCGTTTTTCTGCTTTCAAAATCGGTTGTCTTGCAGTAACAAACAAAGAAAATAAGGTAGTTGGAGTTTGCTCTGAACGTGATTTTATTGCAAAAACATCGTTTGATAAGAATATTTCAGAAACTAAAGTGAAAGATATATGCACATATGAACCGATTATTATTGCTAGAAAAAATGATTCGCTCGAAACATGTATGAATAAGATGATGTTCAAAGATATTCGTCATTTGTTAATAATTGACGATAAAAATGAAGAGTTTATTGGAATGATATCGATCAAAGACTTAATTCGTGAAATTATCAAAAAGAATGATGATATTATTACTCGTTTAAGTGATTTTAAGATGGGAAAAGGTGCTTATTTTGGAAGTGAATAATAGATTTTATTGATAAATAATTTATGTTAATATATATTATTTATCCAAACATGATATAACTTAAAACTGCTAAATAAGAAAAAATAGCGATAATAATTGAAATTACCCAAATTGGTATTACGGTTTTATGTTTATATCCTAAACCAAATGGTCGAAATCCACCTTCTTTATTATATATTAATGACGGTTTTATGATATGAATTACAGTGAAAGACAATAAAAATATAAAAATAGCAATATTCACTTTATGAATTCTTACAAACTTTTTTGTTAAAAACATTTAATACTAGGCTTCTATAATCTAATATAGTAGTATAAAATTATAATGAAAATTATAACTATAATTTTATTTTTTTACCAATCGCCAAAATCATTTTCATCTTCACGGTGATCTCCGTAAAAGTCGCCATCTTGATAGTCTTCGCCAAATTGTTGTATCTCCAAACCTTCGTTGTCATGCTCATTTGATATTTCTAGATTTTCTGCATTTGCTAATTCATCTGCGTCCATACCATTCTCGTTATAGTCTTCCATATCATTTTCCATAATTTCTCGGTCATATGTTTTTGGATCGTATTTAACTAATCCTTTTTGTAATCCGACATTCCATCTACCGATCTTATATTTTATGAACATTTTCTCAATTGCGCGTTCATCATTGTCTATACCACCTAAAGCTTTCACTAACTTCTCCTTTTCTTTGCTTTTTGATTTACGTATTTTTTTGGATATCTCAGAATAAGATAATACGACCGACTTATTTTCTTGTTCAATATCTAAAAATGTAATTAATAATTTTGCTACTCTCGTTTTTAATTCTTCTATATTACCAATACGTATGTCAATTTCTTGACCATAGTCAAATTCTTCTTCATTTTTTTCTTCAATCCCAGTTAATTGATCCGCTTCATTCTTCGTTTTGGCAATTTCTGTTTTATATTGACTCTTAATTTCTTCTATATCGGTTCTTAATAATGCAGGATCATTTGCACAAACAATATAATCGTATAAACAAGAATACCAAAAATAGATATATATCATATTAATGGACTCGTTATCAAATATAGAATAAAATATATGATTGTTCTTTTCAATTGGAGAATAAACTGGAAACTCATTCACTAACAAAAATAAATCGTTTAATCGAGTTTGAGCTTCTTCTAGCAGTTGACTTAGCACTTTATCTCCATGAAATTCTTTTATATTACTCCAAAAATCAGAAACAGTTTTGTTTAAATTCCTTATATGAATGTCTGATAATTGCCAATGCTTTGGTATATTTTCAAATATAGTTCCGGTTAAAATCATTTGTGGAAATACAGTTGACATAGAATAAATAGAATTTTGTATGAATGTAGTCATAGTATACATCGCATCGCGACTAGATAAATTTGTATTTGTTATTTCTAATAACAAATCTTGCATTTGTTCATATCGCGAATTGGATAAATTTCCATATGTATCAAAGAAACGTACTATTGAATAAAACATTTTTTCGTTTGCATTAGCTAAATAGTTTTTCATTTTTTTTAATTCGTCTCGTTCTTCAGCTACCATTGCATTTGGATTATATGATGTTAAAACATTACGTAAATGTTCACGGAATTTTGTATCGATTATATCAGATTCTCTTGCATCAAATGTTTGCAATAAATCGAGCAATCTATCAACATGTGTATATTTTAATATCGGTTTTGTAGTAATTCGATTATCATTACGTATAATTGTCATCAGTTGTTGCAAATCTTCTAATTTATAACGTTTACCGTTTTGTTTTAAAAATTCAATCTTATCTAACAAAGATGATTTTATTGGATACCCAATGGGTTTTTCGGAAACAATCGGTAATAATTCATATGGTATTGGAATTTCTTTATCAAAATGACAATAGTGAATAAAAGCAGCGTAGATATCTTGTTCCGATATGGATTGAGAAATAACTGGATAATTTATTCTTGTAATTTCTTTATGGTATAATAGAGATGGTTTTGCTAATTGTCTGAATTCATATAGTAATTCATAGATGTTATCTGATATTTGAATATAATTGTTAATAGTATTATCATTTTTTATGAAATAATCCATTGGTCTTGATATGAAAGATTCGGTACAACAAGCATTTTCTAAGAAGGGTTCTTTACTTGCAGTTTTTAATACTGGATCTCTTTTTTGAACGATTTTATTTATTAATTCGATTATTCCATAACCATAATAAATGCCCTTTGTTTTAATAATATTTAAATATTTACGTTGATCCTTATGACCTTTTCTAACCATTTCAAATAGATCTTTTTCAAAATCACGTGATACTGGAGTTAATGAACCCATAGTAAATTTAATTACTGGAGGTAAAAAAGAACGCCATTTATCGATACTATGTTCTTCTGGAACAATTTCATTTGGATGAAGCAATAAATACTCACGTTTAGATGTATACATATCCATAATATCATTTCGTGATGGAATAAAAAAATTTTCTATTGTTTCGCGAATTTTTTTTATATAATCTTCTATTTTTAAGCGGTCAATTGCATTCCATGGTTCAACTGCAGTTTTAGTCTTAGTAGTATTTCTATCAGAAGGGTTTGTCATTTTAAACATTACACATGCGATATATTCAATGCATGTAGTATCTTCAACCCCACCTGACAACGGATAACCACTAAATGAACGAACGCATCCTGGAAATGTTTTTTTAACACGGAATGATGGTATTGCGGTTTGTATAGATATTAGTATACATGATCCAATAATCCAAAACATTAATCGATTTTTATATATTTCATATGGTATTGGGCGTACACCGCGTTTTTTCTCCATTTTTTTTGCATTTTCTTCATATAATTCAGGTGGTTGTATATTTTTATTCATAATTTCATTTGTTGTTCTTATAACAAAATCTTCTATAGAATCAGTGGGTATTCCTATATTAGAACATATACTATCTGTAATATTATATATCATTTTGTTAAGGTCGTTCTCGAAAAGTATCGTTTTATTTATTTTTTTTGAATCTTCACCAGAAAACATTTCTGTAAGTTTTGCGTTCAAATCTTTTTCAATAATACTATGAGTAATCATTCGAAAACCTTCTTCTGTATATTCATCTTCTGTAATAAAATCTATTTTTCTCAGTGTATAACCACTGTATTTATCTACAATTGAATCGCCATCATCACTTAATGTACCATGCGATGTGCACAATTCTTTTAATATGCGTGTATACTCATCGGTCGAATGTAAAAAAAATGCCGTTGCTAATTTATATAAACTGTTTGGTAATAATTTTGTATTTGTATCTTTGCAATACAACCAATGCATATCTTCTTTTAATTCATCTATCATTGGTTCTCGACAAAACATCTCAACAAATTTGCATATATCTTCTTGTTTTTTTGAAAAATCGTCTTGAGCTAATATTAAATCACGCAATTTTGTATGAGGAGAGGTAATAATTTCCGATGAAATAGTCATTTTACCCAATTCGTAGACATAGTTATTATATTTTGTCATTCGAATTTCGCGCAACATTGTTTCATTGTGGATTTTCTTGAAATCATCAGTAAGTCTTTTCTTCACTACTCCTTCTAATTGTTCTAATGACATGGTTATACGATTTTCAAATTCTTTGACCATGCGCGATTTTGTCAAATCTTCTAAACGATGTTGTGCTGCCTTTTTGGGTTCACATACGTTATTTGATCTATTTTTATAACAATCTTCGCGTATATTACAAAACAATGTATTTGTATCAATAAATGATTCCGAATCGATATTTGAATCATGTACCCATTGATCTTTGACGCGATAGTAATAACCATTCTTTTCACGCATTTTTGCTTCTAATTCAATCTCCTTCTTTTCTTTTTCTGTTAAATTATTATAATCTATATCAGGCGATAATGTTGGTTGTAAACTTAAAACTGCATATTCGCCATCTTTAACTGTTTTTTTACCGGCAATTAAATTTGTAGCTAATTCATTGGCATAATTAGCTTCAACATTGTGTTTTGAAATCAACGTCTCTGTTAAAAATTCGAAATAAGTAGATGATGACATTGTTTTCTTTTCAGTAGCATATTTATCCAATATCGAATATGGCGTATCATCTAATTCTTTATCGTAATATACTTCATCATTATTATTATCGGATTTTAAATCTTTAATATTGGTGTATCGTTTTGCCAAGTATCTTCGAATACAATCTTTTGGTTTAATCTTTTCGAGGTTTGACATATCATCTAATTTGGCAGGTTCAAATGCGTCTAATAAATTGGTTGGACTGGTTAAATTTTTCATTGTCATTACAGTAATTAAATCAGAAAATAGAGTATTTTGATCCATCTTTATCAATTTTGCCAAAACCTCACTATTTGCAATTTTGTCAAAATCAACATTTTTCAATTTGTATCCATCTTTAAACATTTCTAACAATTCACGTTGATTAAATAGCACATTTTCAATATCATTCATTCTTGCAGATACGTTTGTTCGAATATCGCGTAATGCGTTGAATTCTTTTAATTTTTTTAAATACTCGATATTAAATTCTGAAATCTTTTCTTTTATTAAATATCGTATTTCATTGTATTGTTGATAAGTTATATCTTCACTGTAAATCATAAATGGTTCTAATTCTTTCACAATTTCGACAAACGATAGTTTATCTTTTATGTATTTGCGAACTAGTCGAATAATTGAACGAGTTTTTGGAATTACTACATTCAAAAATTTATTGAATTTATCTGGTTCGTTGTCAAATTCTTCGTCTAATAAATATTCTTTTATATTCGATAAAAAACTATTGTTTTCATCTTGTTCCATACCTTCATAATCGATTTCTTTATCTAAGTTCTCAACAATATGTGTTGATATATCTGTATTTTTACGCAGTAATCGAAATAATGAAATATATTTATTATTTTCATGAATATTAACACGTTTTAGAATATTTGTTCCAGGTAATTCAATTTGTGAAAATTTCATTACTGGTTCAGGAAGCATGATTAAAGATTTAATTGTCATAGTATCGTTTGGTGTCATATTGTTATTAAAATATACAGTTCTGCCAGATTTCATTACTTTCAATTCTTTTTTCTTTAACCCCAAGTTATAACGCTGTATTACATATTTAGTTTGACTCATGAATCTTGTATTCTTTTCTGTTTTGGATACTGTACTATAAAAATCACCCAAATTATTAACAATCGCATCTATATTAGTTAACACCTCTTGTTGGTCAATAAGCCCATCATTCTTAGTTGATTCTGATACAAATGGATTGTTGTATTTATCCATATTAGAATACAATTGACTATGCTTGTTCGTTGAGCCATTATGTGCGTTTGCAGATGCACCTTTATAATATTCATCAAATAAATTTTCTTGGTTCGTTAATTCTGTAGCTAAATTTGTAGGAATTATATCTTTATACATTTCATGTTGATCCGATTCCATATATAATTTACGTTTTTGTGCTACAACCGGAACTAACCATTGAAGTTTGGTATCTAAATTGCGAATGCGTTCAATCAATGGTTTATGTAAAGCGCCTACTTGAATTGCGCCTATTATATTATTATTTTCATCAAATTTTGAAAATTTATTTCGCAACTGTTTAAATCTTTCAATTAAATTATGAATGTTGTTCATAACTGATTTACTTCTTTTTGAATTTGAAATAGTGGATAATAATTCATCCAATAAATCATTGGCTTGAATTTCTATACCATATCTCTTTTCGCTTTCGGGTAATTCAACAAGTTGTTGTATTTCTTCTAATTCTTCACCAAAGATGATATCATTTGCATCTAAATACATAGAATGCAATGTTTCGCGGATATTTTCATCTGCCATTGCGTTTTCTGGAATATTAATTACAGATTCACCTGTTTCAGTATACTCAATTGTAGCCTTTGAATCAAACGGTATTTCGCATATTTCTCCTTCTTCTGCTGCTTTTAAATTAGTAGGAGCAGTTGATGGTTTTTCTCTTATAACAAATTTTTCGAATGGTTCAAGAATGCCTTTATATTCAAAATCAATATAAAATGTAATTAATTCCGGAAAACTAGTAATTTCAATCATGTCTTCTTCCAAATTTGTAATTTCACCTGTAATAATTTTTGGAGTATCACCACCAATATGAATATCAACCCATGTATGAGGTAGAAGATTATTTTGTAATGCGTAGCCTTCGTTTTCATCTCTATCTAATAAATATATCGATAGAATTGATTCGTCATTTAGCTTACCATCTTCTGATAATGTAAGCATTTGTTTTTTTAAATTCGATACATTAATCAGGTTGATTCTTGATTCATCAATATATTCAATGTAATATGTATTTTCATGATAATCTAAATTTGTAGGGGATTGTATTTCAATTATATCTCCTAATCTTAATTCTATTCCACTTTTTTTTATAACTGTATTTTGTTCTTCATTTTCATTTACACTTGTAATTTCAATATCCATATTACTATTTTATAGTGTATATATATCTAATTCTAAATTTATTTTTGTCTTGTATTTTTGTTAAAAATTGATTTAATATTTTTAACAAAAATTATTAATACATATTTCTCCAGCAATTATAAGTTATCCTCCACATATTCTTTTCGTTAATAAAGTTATCATATATAAGTTCAAATTCAAGTCGAATAATATTATAAGTTTACTCTAAAATCATTTAAAATGAACTCTACTCAAGTACAAAATATGCAAATCTCATTTTCAGTTAATCCTGTTAACTATGATGAAAACAAAATTAAATCAAAAACATATAAAACAAGTGAAGGTACCGATTATAATATTTTAAATTACGACAAGGATATTTTATGCAATGATGATATAATGAATGGGCATTATCGTTCTGTTGTACTAGATCCAGATACGAATGACATTCTAAGTTTTGCACCACCTAAATCTATTCCAATTGATTCGTTTAAAGAACGTTTCCCTAAAGTCGACCAAGACAATATATACGTTAATGAAATTATCGAGGGAACAATGATTAATTTATTTTGGGATACCCGTTTAGACCGATGGGAACTTGCTACAAAATCTGCAGTGGGTGGCAATTACTGGTTTTTCAGAACTCAGTATGACGTATCTGACATTCAACAACAAGAACAATTAACATTTCGCCAAATGTTTATTGAAGCTTGTGGTGAAGATAGTTCCATATGTTTGAATGACGCTGTAATACTACAATCATTACCTAAAAATTACTCGTATAGTTTTGTAATGCAACATCCTAAAAATCATATCGTTTTAAAAATCGCCAGACCTACGCTATATCTTGTAGCCGTGTATGATTGTAGTTCAGCATTAACATCACATAAAGTATATGGGTTTCCTGTATCTGAATTCATGGAATGGCCTGAAATCAAAGCATTCAATGGCTTAATTCGCTTTCCGCGAGTTTTAAAAACTAGTGAAAACGATACATACGAATCTTTGGAAAATCAATATTGCAGTCATTTTGGAAAAACGGCTAATTTGGTTGGGTTAATGATTACTGACTTAGAGTTAGGTATGCGCACATCTATAATGAATAAATCATACGAACAATTGAGAGAAATACGCGGTAATAATCCAAACTTACAATATCATTTCCTATCTCTATACAAAGCTGGCAAAATAAATGAATTTCTGTTCTATTTTCCGATGTATAAGAAGGTATTTTATAAATTTCGCGAACAATCTGCAATGTTTATCCGTAATGTTCATGATGCATATGTAATTTATTATGTTAAGAAACAGGGTAAAGAAATTCGTATTCCAAAACCTATTTTCAGACATATTTTCAAATTACATCATGAAATTCATCTTCAATCAATTCAAACCGAAACACCCGTAATTATTACTCATAAAGTTGTAGCAGATTGGTTCAATTCTATGGAACCAAAAGAACAATTGTATCATCTGAATTATAAAAATCGTGAATATCAACAACAATCAAGCGAAACTGAAATCGTGAATGAAAATTTAGAATAAGATGTATCTCTACCGTATTATATATTTTGTAATAAAAATAAAAAAAAAATAAAAAATATGCACACACTGTGCATATTTTTTTATTCAGATGTAAAATTACATAGACATAGAATTATAAACTGCTGAAAGTTTACACAAATTTTGTATATATTTTAAACAATGTGTTTTATTTGTTTCAGTCATGTTTCTGATAGGATCACGAAGTGAATCAATGGCTTTTAATATTTCTTTTGAATTTTGCATAGTAGATAAATCTTCTGCGTAGTTTTTATTTATAAAGAATTCTAAATCACCTGAATCGATTATTGTAGAATAAGGTGAATAAATTAAACTAAACCATATTTTTATAATAAGAGTAGGGTTAGCTTTCTTTGTAATTTCAAAAAAAGACTTTGCTGCTAAAATATCTGAATTTTCTGGAATTACTTTAATGATATCATCAATAAAATCAACAAAATGTGTATTAAATGTTCTTAAAATAGTAGTTTTATTTGACATTTCGCGGCGTATTAATATTATATGTAAATTTTTTTTATATAGATGTTAAATATTATTATTTATGTTTTTACTAATATTGAAATTGTGGTTGTTGTTGTGGCGCTTGCTGTTGTGGTTGAATATCCATATTGCGTTGTTGTTGCAAGGATTCAATCGTTATACCATTGGATAATTTATTGGGCTTGTAAGTATCAGGTGGTGTTTGTATATAGTTTGAATCATTTCCAACAGTAACATAGTTATACATTTGTCTATTTCCTCCACGTCCTTTTGCACTTAATTCTTCCGGCGACATATTAAAATAAGTGAATTGTTCGGATATAATATTAGACCCCCCTGAACCAGACATTACGCTGATCGAATATCCTAAAGGTTCTCCATTTCCAAAATTAACACTTGCCAGTTTTTCTTTGATTTTTGGTTCATAATGATGAATAATATCATTTCCTAAAACAAGTTGGAAATTTTTATTAACTAGTAAAAGAGCAGGAACAGAATGAATATTTGGCGGCAAATGCACAGTTTGTCCACTTTCTAAAACGATTAGTAATTGATTTGTTCTAGGATCACGTTTTCGTTTATCAATGCATATGGCATTGATTTCATTCATTAAATTTCCTTTCACTAAAAATTGTAATATTTTTGCGCTATTTGGGTCATAATTAGAATAGTATAAAATATCCATTATGATAGTGTTAAGAAAAAGATTCTATTATATTTTTCAAAAATATAAAAATATAATTGTTTAACCGCTATTCTTTACATTTATAGAGAATTAAAACACATTGAATATAAAAGACGTGCTACAAAGTAAAGTATAAAGTTATAAATTATGACAAATAGATTTAAACCGTATGCTGTTAAAGGAAGTGATTTTTTTGCGAAAAATAATCCAATGAAACTAAATACTGAAAATAAAAATATGATATACATAAAGACGGATACGAAATAAAAGTAATCACAGTATTGTTTTGGTAAAGGGCTAAACAAGAATTCCATAATATCTGCCATTTTGGACTTTATATTATAGTACAATATTTTTATTTGGAATTCGAGAACATTTTATATACCTACAAAAACAACGTAGAAATAAATATAGCTAAATATTATATTAGTAAAACAGATGGACGAATCTATTATTTGGAATTTAATTGATAAATATTTTAAAGAAAATCCAAATTGTTTAGTAGAGCATCATCTCGAATCATTTAACGATTTCTATAAAAATCAAATATTTAAAATTTTTAAGGAGAATAATCCACTCCGCATTAATTCAAACTACGATGAAGAAATTGATGATTATAGGAATCAATGTTTAATGTACTTCGGTGGAAAAGATGGTGATAAATTATATTTTGGAAAACCAATTATATATGACGATAACGATAATGTTCATTATATGTATCCAAATGAAGCTAGATTGAGAAATATGACATATGGTATGACTATTCACTATGATATTGACGTAGAGTACATTGATATATTGAGACCTGGTGAAACCCCGACTGTAATTGGTGGAGGGAATGATTTTTTAGAATTACACGAAGAAACATTTCATGATTATCCATCTGAACCAAAATTTTCAAATTTTAAAACAGGTGGGTATAGTGAGGAAAATGAAAATAAAGGACAAACCGCCGGAGGAGCACCTAAAAAAATTACAAGAACAAAGCGTGTACAGCGTGAATATAAAATTACATCGGCTATGTCTACTGCTATCCGTGAAGCTACTGAAAAATCAATGATTTCACCAAATACTCAACGCAGAATTATTACAATTGAAAAAGTCTATCTAGGTAAATTTCCAATAATGGTACAATCCGATTTTTGTATTTTACGTGGGCTCAATCCTGATATTCGTCATACTATGGGAGAATGTAGACAAGATTTAGGCGGGTATTTTATAATTCAAGGAAAGGAAAAAACAGTTGTTCCACAAGAAGTATTTGCAGACAATATGCTTTATATTCGAAAAATGGGCAAACCAGAAGAAGATGAAGAAGAAGTAGAATCCGAATATTTGTATTCTGCTGAAATACGAAGTGTATCTGAAAATGCAGCTAAACCGATAAGAACTCTTTCAGTAAAAATTGTAGCTCCTACTAAAACTTTCACATTTAAAAATATTGTAGTGAATATTCCAAATGTTCGTAAACCAGTTCCTTTATTTATTGTATTTCGTGCGTTAGGAATATTATCAGATAAATCAATTATTGAGACATGTTTATTGGATTTGGAAAAATATGAACATATGATTGATTTATTTATTCCAAGCGTACACGACGCCGGAGCAATACTTACACAACGTTTGGCATTGGAATATATTGCATCATTAACAAAAGGCAAACGTATAGAACATGCTTTGGAAATTTTATCTGATTACTTTTTACCACATGTTGGTGAAGTTAATTTTATGGAAAAAGCATATTATCTAGGTCATATTGTTTTTCGATTATTGTCAGTTTACACTGGATTAGAACAACCAACTGATCGAGATAATTTTAAATATAAACGCGTAGAATTGGTAGGAACATTAATGTATCAATTGTTTCGCGAGTACTATAACATAGAGCAGAAATTTATACGTACTGAATTTGATAAACGTTTAACCTTAAACCAAAATTTATATGCAAATGATTTACCTACATTAATTCAAACGTTCCATAATGAACTATTTGACAAGAGATTATTAGAAGACGGGTTTAAAAAAGCATTCAAAGGTAATTGGGGTGCAACTGCTCATTCAAAACGTATTGGTGTTGTCCAAGATTTAAACCGTTTATCTTTCAATAGTTATCTAAGTCATTTGCGCAAAACGAATTTACCGTTGGATTCAAGTGTAAAATTGGTAGGTCCACGTGTATTACATTGTTCTCAATGGGGGTTTATTGATCCGATAGATACACCTGATGGTGGTAATATTGGTTTACATAAATCATTAGCAATTACAACTTATATTACTCGTGGAGGAAGTGGATACCGAGAACCATTTATTCGATGGTTGCGCGAAAATATATCATTGAAATACGTTCAAGAATGTTCTCCGAAAATGTTATCGAATATGACAAAAGTAATTGTTAATGGGTATTGGGCAGGTTCGATTTTAGATCCATTTGATTGTGTAAGAAAAATGAAACTATTCAGACGAAATGCGCTACTACCTATTTATACAAGTATTACATTCGACATTAAAACAAATACGGTTTATATTTATACAGATGGCGGTCGTTTATGTCGCCCAATTTTTTATAAGGATGAAGAGAGTGGTAAATTATCATACGAATATGATGAAATTCAAAAATTATTAAATTCCGGTGAATTTTCTTGGAAAGATTTGATTGCAGGTTTCAATAATAAACGCGATATATCAAAATTCAATATAAATAATAATACCATATATGAATTACACGAATTATATGAAGGAATCAATTCAGAATCAAACCCTGCAAAATTGGAACGATTTATTAGTAAAAAAGCCATTATTGACTATATTGATAGTAGTGAAAGCGAAAACATATTAATTGCTATCAATCAAGAAGAATATCCTAAGAAAAACTATACCCACTTGGAAATTCACGAATCGTTGATTTTTGGTAATATGTGTAATTTAATTATTTTTCCAGAGAACAATCCACCAACACGTAATTCATTTTCTTGTGGGCAAAGTAAACAAGCGTGTTCTATGTATCATACCAATTTTCAAGTAAGAATGGATAAAACCGCAGTAGTATTAAATAATGGTCAAATACCACTAGTTAAATCCAGATTCATGGAACATATTAATCATGAAGAAAATCCATACGGTGAGAATCTGATGGTAGCAATTATGTGTTATACTGGTTATAATATGGAAGATTCGATATTAGTGAATGAAGGCGCTTTGAAACGCGGTATGTTTAATACTACATATTATACTACATATGAATCACACGAAGAAATTAATAAAACAGGCGACGTTATCGTTGAATCTAAATTTACAAATATTGAATCTGAATCGAACGTTGTAGGTACAAAACCAGGGTATGATTATAGTCGTCTTGATAAATATGGATTAATAAGAGAAGGCACTGAAGTCGATGATAAAACAGTTTTAATTGGCATTACTACAAAAGCGGGAAATGGTAATAAAGTAGATGGTTCCAAAGCACCAAAGAAAGGACAACTTGGTATTGTTGATAAAACATTCATGTCTGAAGGCGAAGAAGGAGAACGTATATCCAAGGTTCGTATCAGAGAAATTCGTATACCAAATCTTGGTGATAAAATGGCTTCTCGTGCTGGGCAAAAGGGAACTGTTGGATTAGTTATACCAGAATGTGATATGCCATTTACACGAGACGGTTTGCGTCCAGATATTATTATTAATCCCCACGCTATACCGTCTCGTATGACTATAGGACAATTGGTTGAATGTATTACAGGAAAAGCATGTTCTATGTATGGTGGGTTTGGTGATTGCACTGCGTTTATCAACAAAGGTTCTAAAATCGGAATATTTGGTGAAATGCTTACCCAAGTTGGGTTTCATTCAAGTGGTAATGAAGTTTTATATAATGGAATGACTGGACAACAATTAGAAAGCGAGATTTTTATAGGTCCAACTTATTATATGCGGTTGAAACACATGGTTAAAGATAAAATTAATTATCGTGCTCGCGGGCCAAATGCTGCATTAACCCGACAACCTGTAAGCGGACGCGCAAATGATGGTGGTCTAAGAATTGGTGAAATGGAACGTGATTCTGTAATATCACACGGAACCGTTAACTTTTTAACCGAATCTATGATGGAAAGAGGCGATAAATATTATATGGCTGTATGTAATACAACTGGTTTATTAGCAGTTTATAATCCATCTAAAAATATATTTATTAGTCCGATGGCGGATGGGCCACTTCGATTTATTGGTTCATTAGATGGAAAAGATATGAATATAGAGAACATAACAAGATTTGGACGCGATTTTAGTGTAGTAGCAATACCATATAGTTTGAAGTTATTAATTCAAGAATTGCAAACAATCAATGTTCAAATGAGAATTATTACAGAAGATAATATTCAACAATTGGAGAACATGTCATTCTCTAAAAACATAGAAAAACTTACGGGATTTTCTACAATAAATCAAGTATCAGATGATATTAAACTTCGTTTAAGAAGTACAAAACAACCAGTTGGTATGGATACACCAGAAAATATTGTATTACCGCAAATCCAAGAAGAAGCAAATGAGTTTGAGTACATAGAAGGATCACCAGACTATCCAAATGTATCACCTGCATATGAATCAGAACCAGGAGAAGTAGATTCGAATATAAAGACCAATAGTTCACCACCATTTAATCCATTCGCGTCAAGTGAGAAAACACCAGAATCTGAACCTTTGCCAGAGACGGTAGATTACAAAGAAGGTGAAATTGTATATTACCGAGGAGATACACAACCACAAGAATGGTTTATAAGAAAAATTGGAAATAATACTATAACTATTCAAAAAAGAATACAGGGTGAAATAAATCCAGAAACAGATATTAAGGTTGTAGAGAAAAAAGATATTTATAGACCAGGTGATGTTGTGTATGCTCCAAGAACTCCGTCAATTACTCCAGAAAATGTAGTTAGGGGCGGCGAATTGCACGATAATACGCAAATGAGTTCTTTATATCCACAAAGTCTACCATCCAGTATTAATTTTGCACCAGTTATTACGGTTGTTGGTAATGACAATAAAGGTGATATAGTTCCTCCTGCTAATAATACTAACACTAGTAGTGTTCCAGATTTCAATGAATTAGTAATAAGTAAAGATCCAATTAAAAAAGATACATTAGAACAGGTAAGTACTACGGGTGTATTAAACGAACATAGTAATGGTGCAAAAAATGTAAATGATAATGCTACGCAAAACATCGATTTCAGTAATTTAGTTATAAAAAAAAGTGATTCATAAAAATTGAATTAAATAATTAATAATATAATATGATACAAATATACATATATTATATTATAAATGGCATCCAGTAATAAAGTATTACGTATTTATAAATCCAGAAAAACAATTTTAGATTTATTAGAAACTTACCAAAATTATGATGTATCTGATTATAACGATTTTAGTATCAATGAGATCGATGCAATGCTTTCGAATGAGCAATTGGATATGTTAGTCCAGCGTAAATCCGAAGATTCTCTAGGAAAACCACAAAAAACGTATATTAAATATTATTTACAATCAAAACAAATTCGTCCTCAAACATTAGATGATATTATTGAAGATTTATATTTAGTTGAAAATATATTAACAAAGGATGATACATTAATAATTATCATTGAGGATGAGCCAAATGATACAATTATTGCAAAATTAAATTATTTATACAATACTAGTGGTATATTTATAGTAATTCATAATATAAAACGATTACAATTCAATATTCTTCAACATAAATTAGTTCCAAATATGTCAATTCTATCAAAAAAAGAGGTTGAAGAATTAATGCAAAAATTTAACTTGAAATCAGTAAATCAGTTGCCCGAAATTGGTAGATTTGATCCACAAGCATTGGCATTATCCATGCGACCAGGTGATGTATGTCAAATAAATAGAGACAGTGTTACTTCGATTGAATATGATTATTATAGAATTTGCGTATAAAAATAATATTATAATATATAATTTTATAATTATAAATGTCTAACGTTGATATAGCTTATTCAAATAAGGATTTTTTTTATGATAATAAAACCGTGTGTAATGAACAGAGCCAACAATGCGCAGATAACAAGAAATTTGCTAACGAATTGTTTGATATTACAAAAACACATATTGTATCGAATGAACGATTATATAATATACAAAATAAATATAATAATACAATATTATTAACTATTAATTTAGGAATAGGGATTTGTATTACAGGCCCTCTTGTTTTTTATTATATTACAAAGTTGAAGTAATAATTTGATGCATTTTTTTGGTAATATATGAATAAATGATACACATATATTTTCTTGAATTATATATATATATATCTATAATTCAAATGACATTGTACAAAGTATCAACAACCAATATAGTAATTTTAACAATAATAATTGTAGTATTAGTTGGAATTTTAAAGTTGATAAAATGCAATCAAACTATAAAGGAAGGTGCTCGAGGCAGAAGGGCACCGCCTCCACGCCCTCCTCCGCCTCCTCCTCCTCCTCCAAGACCATTCTGGAGACCATTCTTCTGGAGACCACCAATCCCAATAGTAATACCAGCGCCAATACCAAAACCAATACCAAAACCAATAGTAATACCAGCGCCAATACCAATACCAATACCGCCACCGCCACCGCCACCGCCAAGGTCGAATCCTAACTTTAAATATGTTGGTTGTTATAAAGATACTGGAAATAGAGCAATTCCAAGAATGATTGGAAAAGTATCAAGTAATGAACAATGTAAAGAACTTGCAATATCGAACAATTCAAATATTTATGGACTTCAATATAATGGTGAATGTTGGATTGGAAATGACTTAGCAAAAGCTCTAAACTACGGCGAAACTGGTAATTGTCCTGCGTTAGGTGGTGCATGGTCAAACCAAGTTTATACAAATATTAGTCTTCAGCCAATTAACCCCAATTTCAAACATATTGGATGTTATAAAGATACTGCAGATAGGGCTATTCCAAGATACATGGGAAATGTATCATCTCATGAAAAATGTAAAGAAATTGCACTGTCAAATAATTCAAACATTTATGCGGTTCAAAGCAATGGTCAGTGTTTTATTGGAAATGATATAAACAATGCTATGAAGTATGGTGAAACTGGTAATTGTCCTGCGTTAGGTGGTGCATGGACACAACAAGTTTATACAAATATTTCTCTGCCTGAAAAAGTGCCAACTATTAATACAAATGAATTAAAAAATGGTTCATTTTTGAATATAGGAAGCTCTATGAAAAAAGGCGAATCGCTGATATCAAGTAATGGTAATTATATGTTGTTTTTTAGTTTAGAAGGAGTTTTAACAATTCGCAAATTGAAAAAAAATCCAGACAATTCACCAATTATTGAATATTATAATGATTTTAATGGATTAAAACAGACTCGATTTTCATCAGATGAAACATGGAATACAGGAGTAGAATCAAAATCGAATGCAACAACATTAAAATTTGGACAAAATGGCAATTTAGAACTACAAGATGCAGCAGGTAAGAGTTTATGGAGCACAAACACTGGATGTATGGATGGTACTAAATTAATAATTCATGATGATGGATATTTAGCAATTTATAAAAGTGATGGAATACCTATATGGGCAACAAAATTAAATCCATACAGCTCAAAAAATTTGTTGCAACAATGTAAAGGATTAGAAAGTATGCAAAACATACAATTCGAAGGTTTTAGTGAAGGATATAAACCTGGCGATTTTTACAATCCAGACAATTATCCCAAAGAGAGAGTTCTATTAAAAGAAAAAGAATTATTTGAAAAGGAAATTCTCGTTTTAAACAGAATTAACGATTTTAATGCAGCTTATGCAAAATTTAAGAGATGTAGATATAATTCGGATTATCCAACAAATACACAATTGAATCAAATTGATTGTACCGATGATGATAAAAATGGTACAACTTATTTATCGAAATTAGGTTCAGATTCGTCAGGTTTATTGAAAGATGTTGACGATTATATTGAATTATTAGAAAAATACCCAAAAGAGAACACTCCAACAGTTGACTATTTATCAACAAAACACAAGGATATTCTTACAAAGCGTACTGAATTAGATAATAAATTAAACGAATTAAATAATAGTACCAATTCGATAACTATAATGAGGCGTCTAGAAACCGATTCTACTATTTATGCAACATTATTATGGACTACTTTAGCTACTTCACTAATTTATTATACATTCCGACATATGTAAATCATAAAATTAGAAAAAATATAAAATATTATATAATATAATTATAATATCACAATAAATTATATTATGTCAGGTTTAGAACAAAAGTTAGCATCAGTTAACAAACATTATGGTGAAATAAATGAATTATCCAAGAATAATACATATAAATATATACAAATTGCGGATACTGAAATTGATCCAATAGACATTGGATCTATGTGTAATGATGAAAATTATGTTAATACTGGATATTTAGATACAACTAAGCAATGGGATATTGAAGATAATATTGAAATGTGTTTTATGAACTCTAAAACTATTTGGTCTAATATGAAATTTGAAGAAGAAAAGTTTATTAATAGTAATTCTGTTGTAAAACAATCAGGATTATCAATCATTGAAAAAAGTTCAAATGGACATTTTGAAGATGAAGTTCAATTTTTCAAAGATACAGCCCCATCTACAACTTATATAAATGAATTTAATACAGGTATTAAGGCAAATTCATCAGTTGATTTATTCGGATATTTTGTTCCAAACATTAGCGGCACATGGACATTTTCTATATTAAATACAGATATAGCTTTATTTTGGATAAAAGACGATCATGCATTATATGATTACACAATTAATAACGCAGATATTAGTAGTCGCACAATATCAAATGATGGTAGTCGTAAATTTAGCATTAGTTTAAAAAAAAATGAATATTATCCTATTCGTATCCAACTTGCAAATTTAACTTCATTTCCTAATACAAATTCACTGTTAAGTGTAGTATCACCAAAACAAGATCTAATCGTTTCAAACACTCCAAATCATAATTACTTTGTTTCATTGTTATATGCTGACAAACTATATATGAAAAAACTATTGTACTTTGGTTTAGTTAAATCTAAAAGTAGTATGCGAACCAAACCATTGTTTCATTGTTTCTTTGTTGATTCAAATTCACAAAATTACGATACAATTAAGAAATTAAAAGTAAACCCAGCTAGATTATTTAAAACCTCTGAAATTCCGACTACAATTACATATGAAAGTGCTAAGTATAATGTATCTTCGTCAGCTGACGATATGGCTCCAATTAATATATTGTCTCCAGAAGGATCTAATTTACAGATACTCAATTCAAAATATGGATTGCCAAAAGATAGATTAGAAAATCGACCTATTGCATCAAGTGTACCTGAGACAGATCCAGAAAAAACAATAAAGAAAGAGAATCTACCGTATCTTTACAGACAATTATATGATAAAAATCAATATAGAGATGCAAATGGTGAGCGTTTAAAGTCATCGTTTGTTGATCCTAAACCATATAAAACCATTTATACTGACAATTGGGTTTCGGTGCCGTCATCATTTGATACAACCAAGGTTAATCAATCTCTTGTAAATACGAACAAATTGAATATTGATGGTATGTATAATAATACATATGGTGATCCAGCCCCAGGATACACAGGAAAAATAGCAGCAATTGATTATAGATATAGTCAAAAATTTGACGCAAATGACCCAACAAAAAATATTACAAATAAAACAATCTATTTAGATGGTACCGGTCAATTAGTAATTGGATATTTTTATAACGGAACAACGAATAGTTCTGTAATTTCATTTTTAAGTAATGCGGATAAATGTACAGACCCAAATGCTTGCAATTATGTATTAAAATTAAAAGATAACGGTGATCTAGCAATATATAACAATGTAAAAGCTGAAATATGGAATATGAAATTGACAGATTTACGAAGACCCGATAAAATAGTTGCAATTGATTCGTGGCTAAAAAATCCACAACGACGCAGTATTTTAAATCGCGGTGAAAAATTATCACCAACTGATGTTCCTGAGCTTATATCAGACAATGGTAAATTTAAATTAAAATTTGAAAATGGAAAATTAATAGTAAGATATGCGTATTTACCATATAATACAATAGAGTACAATAAATTTAATATTAAGTATACTGGTAATTCTATATCGGATAATGGTAGACAACTGTATTATTTATATCGTGTTAATGCTTCCGGATTAAATGGTAAAAAATTTCTAGCAAGAACTAATAAAAGTGGTAATAATGATTATAATTCATTGTGGTATTTACAAAATAATACAGATAAAATCCTAAAATTTAGTACATATAATTATAACATGGATAAATTTCCACTTTTATTAGCAAATGATTATGATAATATAATTAGTACAACAACACAATCTAATATTGGTAATAAATACAAAATAACTAATATAACAGAAGACGATTGTAAAACAAGTTGTCAAAATAATTTGAACTGCGAACATTTTTTTTACATGAACACCAGTACTGGTGGAAAATGTGTTCAAGATACATTATCAAATTCTACACCAATGTTTACTTACAACAATCCCAGAAAAGATTTTAAAAGTTCATATTTAGGAAATAAACAATACAATATATACACAACGTGTGGATACAATGTTCAATCTCAACCGTTAAATAATGTGAAATTCGATGCATACACCGAGTACAACATGATGTATAATAATACCTTACGTAATGATAGTCAAAGTACTTATTATTGTGCAGATGATAAATATATCGATAACAATGAAAAAATATTAGATATATATAATAATAGAAGCGCATTTACTACAATGGAAGGTATGACTACACTAGAAGGCGCAGGTAATATGTTTGACAATTCTATAGATAAACTTCAATCAAATGCATCTATATTGCAGAAAAAACAAATAGATGTAAGTAATAACTTTTTTACAACAATCAACAGAATTAATCGCCATAAAGATTTAAGTAGTGAATTAGATAGACTTTTAGGAAGTGATTTATACAAAGTGAATAATTCTGATAAAATTGCATTGAATACATTCCATCCAATAATTGATAACCCTAAACCAGAAACTAGTATTCAAGACGCACTAAAAAAAGATACAAATGTAATGATTTTACAACAAAATACCTTGTATACTATCGGAACTATTACTGCGGCTACATTACTTATTTTTTCAATTATTTTAGCAAGAGATTAAAAAAATATATGGTAATTTGAAATTTGGTTTTACTACAAATAATATGTATAGTTTTATATATATTATATTATTTTGGATATCATGACTCAACCATTTGATCTAAAAACATTTATAGAACTTCAAAGACAGTATGCGTCTGATTTAGCAGGTATTTCTATAAGTAATCCGACAGCCGCTACAAATGCAAATAGTGCAATAAATTCACTTGGAACACAGTTATCTTCGTTAGATACTGCATTAAATGCTTCAAATGCTGATACAAACTCATTGATTTTACAACAAAACACAATTAATCGAATTTTGGATACTGAAGATGAAAGACTTGCAGCAAAGCGTGCAAACATTGATAATGCAATTATCGGTCAACAACGTATTATTCAATTAAATGATACATATCGTAAAAGATACTCAGCGTATATAAAACTAGTTTTAATCATTGTTTTAGCTTTAGTAATTATTATAGCACTAATGTTTATAAATAAGATCTTTCCTTTTATTCCTGAGGCGGTATACACTTTATTATATATTATAATTTTATCGGCATCTATTATTTATGTTTGGTTCGTAATAAGTGATATTCAAAAACGTGATAAATTTGAATATGATAAACGAACACGCCCTGCACCAGTATCGCCGGAAGAGATTAAAAAGAATACTGAAGCAGCTGCTAAGGCAGGAGAGCTATTAGCAACGGTTGGTCCAAATACTGGTTGCAAATCTGAAGGATGTTGTGCCCCAGGTACAATGTGGGACAAAACTCTAGGCAAATGCGTTCCTGGTACAAGTCTAAGTTCTATGATGCCTAATATGAGTGGTTTTACTACAATTAAACAAGCATATGAAGAGGAAAAAGAATTACGTAAAACTGTAGTCCCATACACACCAAATGAATTTGATAGTTATTCAAAACTATAAATAAAATTATAATATTCTTATAATATAGAAAATATTATAAATACATGAGTGCAATATTAATCCAAAATACTATTTTAGAAAAGCAAATTAATAAATTAAATGAAATATATTCAACTGATGAAAAACAGGCATATTATATTGATCAAAAGATGAAATATTTGAATAAAGTTAACTATTTTTTATTTATTCTATATTATATTTTAGTAATATTATTGTCAATATTCCTATTATTAACCAATAAAACACTATCATATAAAGTAAAAATCAGCATTATTCTTTTGTTAGGTATTTATCCACTTGTCGCTAACTTTATACAAAAAAAAATTTATGGGTACTTGCGTTTTTTATATTATTTAATAAAAGGAGAACCTTACCGATATGAACGTAAATAAAAAATAATTTTATTTTTGTTATTTTTTATTTTTTGTGGGTTTTGTGGGTTTTGTGGGTTTTATTGTATAATGTCTACAGATCGTTTTCATCAATATCGTCGACTTCATCATCCGAGTCGTCGACTTCATCTAAGTTAATTTTCATCTCATCGCGTTCATATCTAATTCTTGCACCGCTCCATACGTTTAATTTTATATTGAACCGACCTAACCGTTTATCCAAATATTCATGTACTTCTTTTGTACTTGGACCACCTCGTCCATATGTATTACTGAACCAATGATTAAACTCAGTAGTAACTTCGGTCTTAGTAATACCTTTTGCATTTGGATCAATAACGATTTTATCACGAATAAATTCAGCAATATGATCTTCGCGTTCTTTATATTTTAAACTAGATTCATCGATCATTTTACATGGATCGACACGTCCTTGGGTTTCCAATACAATTTCAACTAACATTGCCATAAATACTTCTCTCCATAGAGGAAATTTGTCTTTAAATGATTCATCTTTTTTGAATTGAAATGGTTTATCTTGATCGCCTTCTTGAGGGGTATCAGTGAATAATGACATAAAATCTACGACTGCAATACGTCTCCATGTTCCATGATCCTGACTATTTACTTTCATAAAATTGTTAGTACATACAACGATTTTAAACTGTGGAATAAAACTTACAGGAGCACTGAATAAATTACGACCTTTTATAGGTTCTACGCCACTAGTTAATTCTTTCATTGCACCATCATTTATTTTATCATCTTTGGAGGGTTCTTGCATTACTGCATAACGAACACCTTTTAGTGCTACTATATCAGGAGATGCTTGACCTTGTTTTTGTCTGGCTTGTGTAATTAATGATAGAGCGGCGTCGTATTTATAATCTCCTAAAACCTGGGATAACAAATCAGTTAGCACCGATTTACCATTTTCACCTTTACCTACATACATGTGTAATTTCTGGTTTAAATTCACACCGACTAATACCGATGCTAAATGCTGCCACATGTACTTTCTTAAAGGTTCTAATGGAAACAATTTCTCCATAAAATCATTAATTTCATCAATAATCTTGGCATCGCGGACACGATCTAATTTTTTATAATCAATATTGGTACATTTTGAAAGGTAATCTTCTGCTCGTCCATTTCGAAATACCTTTTCTTTAATATCTAATACACCGTTTTTGAAACACAATAAATATGGATTACTGTCTAATAAATCTAAAAACTTGATATCCGGGTCAAAGAAGAATTCACGAGCTTCTTTCATTACGTGATCTTTGTGAGTTGTCTGCGCCAATTTAACACAGATTTCTAATACTTTATTTGATAAATTTTCGTACTTCTTAAATCCATCATCTTGAGGAAGCTTATCGGATAAAATTTTGGTAAAATCATCACACTTTAACCTATATCTTGTTCTCAATTCGTCTGATATATGTCTTCTTAACGATGTTCCACATTCATCCTCAACCCATCTATGTTTTGCGAATCTATACCATTTGTCTGCTTTGAGGCCAGCACAAACATATGAATCCTTAAACATCATATGTAGAATTTTAGCTAAATCGGCATCACCACATCCATAATTCTTATCACTCTTGTTGAATGCGACTGAAGCAAGAGTCTTAATCGATTGGTCTATATAATAATCAATGCCACTATTATAGATACGATAAAATTCTGTTGGATTTGATTCTCGTGCCCAATAGATGAGCGAACGCTTTGTTAGTCCCCTATCATTATTTGTATCAAAATTTAACCACCGTTCGCATAAATCTGGAATAGTATCATATGTGAATGTAGAAGATTTCGCACTAAAAGCAATCCATGCAATTAATAATTTCTTCGATATATTGGAAAGAGCCCAACCGACTTTCATCCAATTCTCATAACTTCCTTGACCGTAATATGACTCTGGTAAAATCATTGCAATTTCATATGCTTCCCGTAAATTGTACTCTGCTGGGTTTAAACTCTCTAAAAATTGCAAAACCGCGTCATCAAGTTCAGCTTTATTTGATATCGAAAGAATATCAGCCCCTAGTTTATTTGAAGACGCATTACCTCTACGAATAGTTGTTCGCTTAGGTTCATTTGTTTTTTGTTGATCATGGATTGGTATAAAATCGGCCTTGAAGAAGAAATGTGGATTTCCAGTATATCTTACAGAAAGCTTCTTGAAATCTTTTGCAAAATCAAATTTCTTGATATTGAATTTCGTCTCCATAAATTCTCCGTCGGTTGAATCGTATTCATATTCATACCAGCGAGTTAAAACATACTTATCATGGTTTGGTTTGCGCGATCCATACATTTGCCAACCAGTACTACCCTCACAAACACCTTTGTCAAATACGTCCTCCCAACTATTTGTTATTGGCAAATCGCCCCATTCTTCTTGAATACTTTCCAATATCATTTTTCGTAATAATACTTTTGTTGGTCGATCTGCTTGAATACCAATTATAATATGAATACCATCTTTTGTAATCTGTTTATCCTCAATACGATTCACCTTTGGCTTCTCAAAGACATACACCTGAAATGGTGATTTATCCTGAAACTGAAAAATTTTCTTAAGTTTTTCTAAATATAATAATAATAAACTAGCTATATGTGTATCCGTATATTGTCTTTCATTTGTATTATAATCATGACGTAAGTCAATGTCAATCGCAATAGGTCCATCATTTTCTCGCTGTTTTTCTGTCAAATATTCATCTGCATTCTTTGATACGATATCTCTATAATATGCATCCAAGAACGCTTCATATATATCATCTGGAATGTGAAATTTACCACCAGTTATTCTATTATTTGTTGGAGGACGAGTATCATCATTTGATACAAAACATCCACCTACATAATCTTGATAACTTTTAAATTTTCGACTATCATTACCGTTGTTTGCTCTCATTTTTGATTCATTTTGCAAATTTGACGACCTTGACCGATCCGCCATGTCTTAATAAGTATAATATATGTATACTTTTATTTCTTTTTTTAATTGATTCAATTTTTGGATTTATATTTTTTTTATAAAAATATAAAAATTACTGCATATTAACCGGTCATTTATTATTAGAAAATGCCTGTTTAAATTCCAAATATCGGGCAAAACTAGAGAACAATGTATCATAATCCAAATTTCGCAAATTTCCGCCATTCTCAGGCATTGCTACGGAACAACCACCAGTATCTAATATGGATACGTCAAATTTATTAATTTCTTCAGAAAAACAATACCACAATATCTTATGAATATTGTCCAAACTAGAGTCATTATAGTGTAAATGGACGGATATTTTGTCCTTAGGTATTCCAAAAAAAACAATATGATCAATTATATATTTAAAATCATCGCACTTCAATGTTCCGCATGTATCTGAAATACAAAATGTATCAAATGGGTAATTTTTATGATAATTCAATATTTCATGAATAATGTAATCGTTGTCTATATTTCCGACAATTGGACATTCGTTGATACATGATATATACAATTTTGTTTTATAATTTGTTATATTTTTCAATGAATCAAAAACAGCATGAAATTCTTTTTTTGTATCTTGTAGTGTACGATTCACATTTTTCTTTTGAAATTCATTGGATACTGATGTAATAAATGAAAAATTATATACACCTGCATCCAATGCTGTCTGTAGTTTATTGAAAGATGGTATTAAAACATATATATCAGAACGATTTGAAATGGTATCCTTTTTTTGTATTGATTCTGCATATGAATGTAATTCCAACGTATCTTTCATAATAGGTAAAATTTTTGGAGAAGTTAATGAACCGACTTCAATGCTTTCTGGACTATATTCTCGTATAATTTTATCATAAATAGATTGTTTTATAGCCAACTGCATGTTGTTTGGATTAAGATATTGAATACCATCTCTTAATGAAGTATCGAACGTTTGCGGCATCTTAACGTGAGACATTAATGTTTGATTTAACATGCGCTTACATACGTCATTCACCGATTTACGAGATAAAATGCGAGATAACATACTATTTATATTATATTCTAAATTGTCTATATATTTATTTTGTAAAAATTGAAAATAATAGAATACAATCTTTACTTAGAAACAAATCTTATTATTTCTATATACGAACCATGAAATTTTGCGATAAATGCGACAATATGTTTTATATTGGTATTGATGCTGAAGATAATAATAAACTTACATATTATTGTCGTAGTTGCGGAAATGTAGATACAAATATACCAGATGAAGGTGTATGTGTATTAAATACAAATTTGAAAAAAAATGATCAAAAATTTAATCATATTATCAATGAATATACTAAATTAGATCCAACACTTCCTCGAATTTATAATGTTCGCTGTCCAAATGGAAAATGTTCTACTAATGCTGAAAATGCAACTAAACCAGCTGAAGTAATATATATGCGATATGACGACGCCAATCTAAAATATATTTATATTTGTTCTAGTTGTGATACTACATGGAAAACTGCGGAATCTGTATAAAATTGAAATGATATAAATATAATAATAAATTTAGAAATATAAGCCTATTATTATATATTACAAAACACAATGGATAAAGAAGATATTGAAATTGAGATTGAAGATAGTGAAACTGAGAGTGAAACTGAAAGCGAAAGTGGTTCAGATAACGATTCTGTCAATGAAAATAAACCGAAATTAAAAAAAGATGTTGAATTTGATTCCGAAGATGAAGAAGATGATGTTGAAGAAGAAGATGAAATCGACGAAGATGATGAAGATGGAGATTTAGGAATATCTAAAAATAAAGATGATATTGTTAATACTATATTGAAAAGTACACAAAATAAAAATTTAATTAATCGCGATGATTTTAGCGAAGACGATGACGAAGATGACGATGAAGACATCGATGAAAACTATCTCCAAAAATTAGACAACGGTGTAAAAAATAACATTATTTCAGAATATCATCCAGAATTAATGGTTCATAATATGGACGAAGTTGAAGCAGCGTGTGTTATAGTGCGCGATTCAAATGGAGTTATTGTAGATCGCATGCACAAAACATTGCCATTTGTTACACGTTATGAAAAAGCGCGAGTTCTCGGTGAAAGAGCTAAACAAATTAATGCTGGCGCAAAACCATTTATCGAAATAAGCGATTCTTTGATTGATGGATACTTGATTGCATTAAAAGAATTTGAACAAAAAAAAATACCGTTCATTGTAAGACGTCCTCTACCAAATGGTGGTTCGGAATATTGGAAATTACGGGATTTGGAGATACTAGAGTAAACAATTTGCGCCTCATCATTTTTATATAATTTATCTAAACTATATAAAAATTTTTAATGATAAATCCATATACGGTAAGGTAATGTTTGATACAGATACATATATAAAATTAATGCCTGAAAACATTCTTAATATGGTTATATTTGATAGATTAAAAACCGGAAAACCATTAATCGATACTTTTCTTACAACAATATTTTTAACACTAGCTACACTATTATTTAAATATATGAACAATCAAATCGTAGTAGTGAAAGAGTTTTTAACCAATTACGATTATAATCCGGAAAGTTGGATTTATAAAAAAAATATAGTGGAATATGAAGGAAAAATTGCACTAACTACATCATATTACGAGAATAATATATGTCAGACAAATTCATTCAGTGATCGATTTAAGGCATTATGGTTTAATATAGTTGATAATATTAACAAGAACAAAACAATTAATCATATTAAAGAATATTCATTTGACAATAATTCAAAAAATAAAAGAGACAGTGATATTTATATGGTAATTCAAAATACAAAATTCTTAATATCAAAAAAACACGAAATATATGCTTACACTATAATTTATAATGAAGAGACAGAAGATAATAGTAAAAATAAAAATTCAAAATGCATAAATAAAATCGAAAAAATTACGATTAGATTGTTCTCTTATAAGAGTGATATAAATACGATAAAAGAATTCGTTGAAAATATTACAACAAAATATTTATCTTCTATTGATGATTTACGAGAGAATAAGCGATTTATCTATACCCTCGCCAAAACAAAATATGAAGATAGTCGCTACGAAATGTGGGATGAAAACGTTTTTTCAAGCACTAGACAATTTAATAACATTTTTTTTGAAAATAAAGAGATAATAATGAATAAAATAAATTTTTTTCTTAACAATAGAGAGTGGTATTTTGAAAAAGGAATACCATATTCATTGGGAATTGGTATGCATGGACCTCCAGGAACAGGGAAAACGTCGTTAATAAAAGCAATTGCAACTTATACAAACCGTCATGTTGTAGTTATTTCACTTAAACTCATTAAGACTAAGAAACAACTTGATAGTATATTCTTTGAAGAACGATATAATTCAGATAATAAAAGGGGTAGTATAGGATTTGATAAAAAAATTATTGTGTTTGAAGACATTGATTGCGTCGGTGATATAGTTTTAGATAGAGAAAAACTGAAACAAACAAAAATGCGCGGTAATTTTGGTAAGAAATTAGATTGTGTGGAATTATCAAATACCCCTGCATCTGACGTTAATATTGGAGATCTATTGGAGACTATAGTAGCGAGTGAAAAAATAAATGAAATACCCAAATTATTATTAGATGAAGAACCAATTACATTAGATGACATTTTGAATTTATGGGATGGTATTCGTGAAACTCCTGGTAGAATAATGATTATTTCGTCAAATCATTATAATGAACTAGACCCAGCATTGATACGGCCTGGTAGAATAGATATAACACTTAAATTATCATATATATCACGCGACATAATAAAACAAATGTACGCACATTTATTTGGAGAACCCATAGAACCGAAAAAATTAAAAAATATCAAAGAATATTTTTATTCACCTGCAGAAATTATAAATATTTATATGAATGAAGAACAAAACAAGGAAAAATTTATAAATAGACTGTGTAAAAACGAACATGTATAGGTTCTATATCGTATATTCCATAATAAAGTATTCTTTTTTGGGTACATATCTTTCATATCTGGTTAACATTTCATGTTCGGTTATCGATTGTCTCGTCCATTTGAACCCATACGTTTCATAAAATACAACGGATTCTTCAACGGAACTCAAAATAATTTTTATAGTATCTTCTGTATTTTGCAAAATGTCGCGATTTTCATTTTTGATTCGTTCTACCAACCCATCGATTAATTTCGATGCATAACCTTGGTTTCTAAATTTGCGTTGAGTACATGCTATCAAAATATAATATCTTATTTCGTGGTCATTAACTCTATGTTTTCGGTATACTAATATAGACGGGCAATTATTTATGTTAAATTCATTATCAATGCAATGAAATGCAACGACATTTTTCGTATTACCTAAAACATTATATATATATTTAAAATGAATATTGCTGTATGAATATCTTGCAATTTTATTAAAACAATCTTCTCCAAATTGTTCAATTGAATCGATTATAGTATCCATTGGATAATTATCGATGATATCATTCAAAATCCGGTCGGAATAAAAGTTCATTTCCAAATATTGGTTATTTATTTTATACATTCAATAAAATAAATAATAAATTCAATCAATTTTTTGAATTGTCCGTGTTTTTTTCATCGTTTTTCGCGCAGTTCTTGCGAATTTTATTGTTTGTGGTTGTTTTTTTTGGGTATTATCATACAATGCTATAAATTGATTTAATGTATTAATAGTTAACGCTCCAATTGCATCTGGTTCAAATTGTCGTGTTATGCGATTACAAAGACCATTTTTCATACTATCTTTTAACGCATCGTCGCCAATACTATATATATACGAATTTAATATGCGAGAGAATGAACGTATTTCAACTAATACTATATTATTTTTTATTTCTGAAGTGCTTGAATAAATATCGATCCCAGTATATTGCAACCAGTCATTAAATGGTTCATCGTTAACATCATGACGTTCTGGATCGTCAATTGGGTCTTCGAAAAAATCAAAATAAGAACTCAACGAAAAAACTGGATCGCCGTAATGTTTATTTTGCTTATCTAATTTATTTGTTATTGCAAATGCATTTTTGCGTACATGTTTAATATCTGTAATTAAAAATTCTTCTAACACAGATTGTTGTATTATCAGTTTTTGTATGATTTGAGTTATAACATCATCATTTAAATTGCCGGAAAAATATTCGGAAACCGTTTTTTTTAACGATTTATATAATTCATAGTTAGTATGTCGAGAATTATAGAACAACACGTCTTTTAAATATTTAGCCGTTTTTGATTTACTGATTACTTTTTCATCCTGTAAATAATTATTTAAATATCTGTCTAATTTAAAAAAAAACATAAATATAAAATTTTTCATAGATTTTACCAGTTTTTTATTCTTGTAATCTTTTATCCTGTATTCTTTTGGTGCAGAATTATTATAATTTTTAAATAATATATTAATGCAGTTCTCGATTCTTTCAATAACTTGCATTCGAATATTTGATATGCGAGCATTATTTTCAAAGACTTGGATATTGTCCTTCGTTAATTCTTTCAAAATATCAACCAAGTTTTCATTATGGCAAGAAAACGTCATTTGTGGAACTAAACAAATATCATCAATATCTAATTCTTCGTCGATATAATGTGTTTGTAAATAATACAAATTAGTATTAGGTAGATTATACAAAATACGATTTACTGGTTTTTTTACAATTTCTTTATCATTTTCAGAAAAATTTATTACTAGATTCCCTCGTTGTTTTTCCAATTTTTTTAAATGGAAAATCAAATTTTTTGCGACGTTTACGAATGTATCCAATATAATATTTTTACTTAACACAGGATTATAATAGGTGAAGATCCATTCTACATCGGCAAACATTCCACAATGTTTCTGTTGCCACGTTTCAAAATTAATTTTATATTTTTCACCATTTTCAGATTCAAATGTATAAAGGTCATTTTTATCAATTAAATCTTCTTCGTCGTCGTCATTATCATTGAAATTGCATTTAGATTTTAAGTGTCGAACAAATGAAGTTTCAGATAAATCATTTGAAACTAAAAATGTACTATTTTCGTCTTTAATTAACTTAGTTGTTGTTTTATTTAAACTTGCGGTTGTATATACATCGGCATCTACAAACTCTTCTAAACGATTTGCATAATATTCGTATTCTTCATTTGTATAATCATTGTTTTGTATTCTTTTTATTATTTCATAATCCTTTGTAAGTGAATCTGTATTAAATAATATTGGTTCTCCTTCATCTGAAGTATCTATCATAGAGAGTTTTGCTAAACTCAATGTTTCCAATTCATATCCAATGCTTAATATTTTTTTAAATGTATTATTTGTATTAATATCACCTCCTTGTTTTCTTGTTATATTCATATATTTTATATACTATACTTATATTTGAAAATGCAAAAAATTGAATTAAATCTTGTAATACACTAAATAATAATAATTAAAAACGATTTATACGAGAAATAATGAAAGATTCTGCCTGGGTATACATAAAAGACAAGATGTTATTGTCAATTTTACTAGTTATGGAAGTTGGATTAATACCGTTTCACGAAATAAATCAAGCCTATTGTAGAGCAAAGAAAAAAATGGATACTGATTAAAAAACCCTTCCATATTACCCCTAGTATAAACTATATAATAAATTTAATTTTTCTTCCAATGTTTTCCACAATTACAACATGTAATAAATATAGTTTCACTTTCATCTGCACTTCTTGTTTGCAATGAATAATATGTACATTGTTTTGATTTGCATTTTGAACACGTAAACATATCGGTATTTGCGACAACATTATTGTTGTATTTATTTGCGTCAATTATACTTTTCTTATCGATCAATTCTTTCCACCGATTCGGATTCATTTCTTGGTGTGTCATAAAAACGAATGATTGTGGAGATAGCTCTTTTGATTTTATCTGTGATAAAATAGTCTGGTTTTTAAGATTTAAATAAATAGTTCGCAACCGATCAACATATAATTGCACAAATGCTACATTATCCCATTTTTTTATTATTTTTTTAAATCCAGCTTCTTGTATAGCGTAATTGAAAACGGCTTTTTCAATATTTATAGATACATTATCATCCTCTACTATTGGCATTAATTTATTACGAATATTTTGACGAAATTGTTCTGGATTTGGTATCTTACGCGACATTCGAAATTATATTAACTATATGGTATGATTTATATAGATAGAAATGTTTATATTTATATAAATCAATTTTATTATACATATTCTTCTTCTTCTAACTCGCTTTGACAATTTAAAAAAACACTTTCGACATTATTATCTTCTACCGGTTCAGTATCAGTTTTTTTTGTAGGTTTAGTCAGTTTAGTAGTTTTCTTATTAACTTTAACCGGGGTTTTTGCTTTACGTTTTGGTTTTGCATCTTCGGATGACTCATCATCGTCAAACTCATCCTCATCATCATCTTCAAAATCATCGTCGTATTCGTTATCATCCACTATAAACCCATCTTTTGCATACCCTTCTTTTGTAAGAACTACGTCTCCCATATCTTCATCTTCATCGTCAGAATCTTCTGAACCAATATCCTCAAATCCACCATACAATTGTTCGTAGATTGAGGTCCAATCATTTAATTTTAGGTCATTGTCTACATCCACTAATAAACAATTACCAAAAAACAGACTATTGTCAACCGGTGGCGGAAATTCGTATTTATTTTCTTGTCCTGCGCGACCAGTTTTCTTTGCATACAATTGAAGGTTAAAATTGCGACCTTTTAATTCAACCGACCACGTGGTTTGAAGGGCAAACCCTTCTGCATTTTTAAATCCAGCCTTCTTATATAATTCACTTTCGTCCCATTTTTTCACGACTACTTCTTTAATATTACCAGTTTTTTCTACGATAAGAAAAGAGGGCATTTTTTACTAGTTGTATATAATCGCAATTTTTTATATTTGTTTCATTTATTTTATTTTGTATTTTCTACGTTAAAAAATACATAGTTAAATGTTCAAAATGTATATAAAAGTTATTATCTAAAATAATAGATTATGTGGTTTACTATAATACAAACTATTGTATTTTCATTAATTATTATTATTGTTATACATTCATTATATCAACATATAAAAGATATACTAGTACCAAAGAAAACACGTGATTTAGTTGAACTTCAAGTTCAAAAATACAAAGATATATTATGTGAATTACAAGAAAAACAATACATAAAAGAAGAAGAGACTATGCCAGAAATCGATTATACGAATATGGAGGATGACTTAATGCAATTCGCAAATTCGCAAATTTCGTCATCTGATTTATAGCCATTAGAGTTATATAAAGACACATAATAAAATTGATATAAAAATATAAATTGTATATTACCAGTAATAAACGATTAGATAACATGCAAGTTGAAAAAGTGTTATCCCAATTTGAAATTGAACAATTAACTAACAGATTTCCAGATTTTGAACTTTCTTATGAAACCATTTCCCATAAAAAAGTTCCGCCAAATTATAATTTGGCGTATGCCATTCCAAATGGTAATAAATATTATGCATGGTTCTCTTTCTATGAAGACAAAGATGTTTTATATTTGTTTAATTTGAATAAGGAAAAGAAGATTACAAAAATAAGTATTGTGCCTTGTAAATTCAATTCTAAATTAGCTTTAGGAACAATTGTATATGGAGTTTTGTTGCAAGATACAAATACGTTTTTAATTGAAGATATATATTATTTTAAAGGAATTCCATTAAAACGATTAAACATTCGTGAAAAACTACATTATATGCATGAATTATTTGAAAACGATATTATACGAGATTCAAAATATATGAGTTTTGCATTACCTGTATTTTGGGTGTATACTGAAAATATGGATTTCGAAAAAATACCCGAAGAAATACAACATAAAATACCTTATCCTATACACCATATTCAATATCGTTCATTTACTGATATTGTACCATTTTTAAACATACCATTAAATCGTAAAATTATTACTGATCGAAATAAAAATATAGAATTTGTTAAAATGCAAGACAAGAAAAAGAACTTCCCGAAAATGGAACAATTAATACCTGATTATCATAAACCACAATATCGACAAAATGCGGTATTTTTAGTATCCGCAGACATTCAATATGATATTTATCATTTATTTGCATATGGTAAAAATAAATCCACGGTTTATTATGACGTAGCTTATATACCGAATTACAAAACAAGTACATTTATGAATAGTTTATTTAGGACAATAAAAGAGAACAAAAATTTAGATTATATTGAAGAAAGCGATGATGATGATGATTTTGAAGATATGCGTGAAGATAAATATGTTGATCTACAAAAACAATTATTTATGGAATGTCAATTTATACCCAAATTTAAAAGATGGGTTCCAAAGCGAGTAGTAGACCCATCTTTCAAAGTAGTTCATATTATGAATTTAGTGCGAAATTACAACAACAGTAATTATTAGTATTTGATTTTGTGTAGAAATATATAATATACCTATATTCTATATCGAATGTCTACAGTATTAGCAACACCACTTGATAGCGGTTCAAATAAATACCCATGGGGATATGCATCAAAATTAGTTGGAGGCAAGCGCAAAACAACTACATACAAGAGAAAAACTAGTAAAAAATCACGAAAGATGAGAAAAACTAGAAAGTCTTGGGATAAATCCAAGAAATAATCATATTCATCATATTATTATACAGCAAAAAATACAATACAAACAACGTATTGTATTTTTTCTTTTAGGGTTTATTTTTTGTTTTTTCTTTGCTTATACTATTCTATATTTTGAATATATTCACTCATATTTCGTTTAAAATCGGATACCATAAAATAACAACGAAGCAGTGTATGTTCATCAATATTTTGTGTTTTTTTATGAATGTTTTCTGAAATAACTGTTAAAAATTCATCAGACGATTTGAATATAGCTTTAATAAATCGATGAAATTCTGGAGTTTTCAAGTCTTCTAACATGATATTCATATATTCGTACAAAACCGATAAATTAACAACTTTCAAAAAGAAATGTTCTTCGTCTTCAAATTTGCGCACTTTATTTTGTATATTTTTTATAATTTCTTCTTTTGTTGGTTTTTCTAGTGATTCGTTTATATTTTCTCTTCTAAAATGTTTTTGATGTGATCTTAAAGTTATATTTTCAGATAAATTACTATTAAAATGATTCATCTGTATTAATGATTTCGATTTTCTTACGGTTATATTAGGATTTATTTTTTCATCTTTTTGCATGGTATCTGTATCTATATATATACTAGTCGCATCTTTTCTTGTTCTACGTATCATTTTACTTTACTAATATTATTATTGTGTTCGTTTTTTGTATAATTATATATTTTTACCAATTTTTATTTCAATTTTCTTTATTTTGTTGAGTTAATGTGGTATGTATTAATGTTGGAAACGGTATTGGAACTATATAACTCAATAACCATATACCTAATACAACCCACATGGATGATATGCTATTACCACCATTATATATTGCCCAGCGTAGCGCCGAACAATGCGGCGATGCTGCTAAAAATGGAGACGCAATAAATCCAACGACACTTGGGTACGCACATAGTCTTACATACATATTTGCGGAAGCATAATGCAATAAAATCCAAGCTCCATATATACCAAATGCGCGAATAAACGGGTTTATAATATTATTTATTATACTGTAAGCTAGTTGACGATAATTCATGTTCAAATAGTATTCCGGCTCCCAAAACATAATCTATAACGATGATACAATATAAAAAAATGTGTATAGGTAAATTCAATTTTTTTACAGGTCATCCATATTAATAAAGCATTTCCCTTTGAATATAGTGGTAGTATCTTTACTATTTTGCTCTGGGTCGGAGTCTGATTTAATTACAGCGTCTTTGCTACTCGAACATGTAGTCAACGTAGTATTATCATTTTTCGGTTCAAATACCCATGTCCACGTTTTATCAGTATCCCAATCTAAACTCATTCCCGAATAACGTTTATTATCAATGGATCGAATTCTATAATTGCACTTTTTATAAAACCGCTTTCGTAATTTCCATTGATTTTGAAATAATTCATGCATATCTACAATATCTACTATAACTGGATTGTCATGTTTCATTCTCAATATTCTACCTACAGATTGAGTTATATCAGTTTTTGGTGTAGCCATTATCAGCATGCTTAATGTTTTTATATCCAATGCTTCTGCAGCCATTGCATATGTAGCTAATACTATTTGTTTCGTTTCAGATGCTTGTAAATCCGATTGTTTCATTCCACCGACATAATATCCTACTGTAGCAATTTGTCTATGGGTTATTGCTTCATATAGATATTTTAACATAGAACGATTATGGCCTAAAATCATTATTTGACCTTCCGGATTTTCTTCTAATAAATCATGTGCTATGCGAACTATAAAATCGTTTCGTGGACCATAATCGCTTAATTTACTTATCATTGTACTGAATTTTGGTTGTCCGCGAAAATCACACTCAACTGCATTGAAATCTTCATCATTTGTATGGTATTCTATCCCGCGCACACATACTTCATCCCCTTTCTTTCGTTCTTCTGAATAGATTTTTTCACCAATAAACATATACAATAATTTTGTAAGCTTATCTTTGCGTTCTACTGTAGCAGAAATACCTAACATATACGGTGTAATCGTTTTCAATAATGTTTTCGAAAACTCTTCACTACCAATGCGGTGGACCTCATCAATGACAGTTAGTCCAAATTGAGAATATATTTCTTGTGGAAATGTTTTATTATACATGGTTTGAATCATTCCTATAACAATGTCTTTGTCTTGATAATCACAAACATTGGCTTGAATTTTACCTATAGTAGCAGTTGGTAAGAATTCATTGATTCGTTCTATCCATTGATTCATTAAAAACTCTTTATGTACTAATATTAACGTCTTCTTTTTCAATAATGATATTATTTTTAATCCCATCACCGTTTTACCAGCGCCACATGGAACCTGCAGTATTCCTCCACTGCCTTGTCCGTGTGTATTTGGGTTATTCACATATTTCATATAAATATCGATAATATTTTCCTGATAATCGCGTAATTCTTTTGCAAATGGTACGTTGATATCGATTCCTGGTTCCAATTCACATTTCGTTGGTCTACCATATCGCTGTATACCATAAAATCTGGGAATATATATTTTCTTATCGTTGTCTCTATAAACGGGAAATGCGATGTTTTCTTGTGAATTTGGCGCGAATCTAGCCCCCATAACTTCGGGTTTTAAATACAGGTCTTTTGTTAAAAATTCCAATTCTTCGTCTGGTAAAATCGATTTTGGAATCGTATATCCTTTTTTGCCGATATATGATTGAGATAATATCGTTTGTTTGATGTCATCCGATAGTTTATATATTTGAGGTGATTGTGGTTTGGATGTTTTATCTATGATGATTTTCTTTTTGCGATACATACTATAATAAATAGTTATGATAGAAATATACGGTTGGTCTATGTAATTATATAACTTGTTTTCTAATTTATTTACACAAACATATAACACATAAATAATTCAATTTTATTCATATGTTATTATACAAAATATTGGTTCATAAATTCATCTGTTTCCATGATCGATATACCTAATTTGTTTGCCTGTTCTATTTTTCCAGTTGTCTCTGTTTTGTCTTTCACTACTAAAATAAACGTGTTTTTATTAACCGTTGCACCCACCTTTGCGCCTACCTGATTTAATTTAATTTCTATATTTTTATCTCTAAATCCAGACATAACAATGGTTTTATCATATAATGGATGCGCTTTATCTAATTCGATTTTAGTAGGCGGCTCGATATTCAATTTATTTTCCAATCCGCACTGTTTGATAAATTCCAAAAACATAGGTATATGTTCTACAAATGACTCGGCTGTTTTTGTAGCCATACCTTTTATTTCTGCTAATTTCTTAACATTGCGTTCTCCTTCTTTTAATACATTCGGGTATTCTTTTAAAATCAATTCTACTTTTATATCACTAAAACCGCGACCAAACATATTGGACGCTGCCATAATTTTCGCCAAAGATGCTTTTTCTAATTTTTCACGAATACCTTCTGATAATTTTGCTGCCGTCGCTTCTTGAAACCCATCCACTTTCAAAAAATCTGATTTTTTCATATGTATTATTTTTGGTATTGTATTATATCCAGCTTTCACTAATTTGGATACATTACCCGGCCCTAACCCATCCACTTCAATTCCTTTGAAAAACCCAGCAATGTTTTTTTCCAAAACCGTTTCATCTTGTGATAGGTCTTTTAATAGAATATCGATATGTGTATCATTCCATACATATTCTACATCCGGCATTTTCGGTTCTCTCGCAGGTGTAATTACTGATTTAATATACGGTATAACATCTCCACTTCGTATCAATTGAATAATTGCTCCTACTCCGATTTTATTTTCACTTATGAATGCGGCATTGAATCCTGTAGCGTATTGAATCGTAACACCTCCTAATTTTATTGGTAATATCTGAACTCTAGGTTTCAAATAACCGTCTTTGGATGCTGTCCATATTACATCTACTACATGAGCTTCGGCTACTTGGTCAGATAATACCATTTTAAATGCAAATGCGTGTTTTGGATTTCCAGATGCACGGGGATATACTTTATCGTCTATAACAATTACACCATCGATTTCGTATAAATACGTTTTACGCCAATCTTGGAGAACTTCTGACAAAGATTCATTACTAATTGTCGGCAATGTCATGTTTTGTACGACTTCAACACCCATTTGGGATAATCGTTCCATTTGCTGAGATGGTGTTAACCCATGTGGAACAATTATTTCATAGGCTACAAAATGGATGTCTTCTACCTTTTCGCCGACTGTTTTTTGATTAACAATGCCTGCTACTAAATTGCGCGGATTTGCAAATTTTTCTTCATATTTAATCTTAAATATCTGTTTCGGTATTATAAATTCACCTCGAATGACAATATTTTTATCTTTTGGTAATCTCAAATGAGGTATCATATGACTGATATCTTGTCCGACTTTACCATCCCCTCGAGTATACAATTTCGGTATATCTCCTTCAGTTGAATACAATCCACTTACTCCGTCTAGTTTACAAGATAACGTATATGGACCTGTATATTTTTTCATCCAATTTGGTAAAATTCCTGCATCCGGTTTTATTTTATCCATGGAAGCCATCTCATACGGCAATTTCACTTTATTCTTTTCTACGATTCCACCGACATTTTGGAGAATATTATTCTTAGGATACTTTTTTTGTGTGAATTCATACAAAATGTCATATTCATTGTCTAACATAATTGGTTTGCCTTCACAATGAAATGCATTATTTGCTGCATCAATCATTTCGCTCAGTTGTTTTTCTGAAAGAGACTCAAGTACTTTTATACCATCTTTTTTGAATGATTCTACTAAATTGAAAACAGTCGGATTTGATATATTTTTACAAGCGGTTTTTGTATCGATGCTGTCATTTTCTGTCGACGGTTTTATAACAATTCTTTTCTTCATTGTTTTTCGAATCTTAATTGGAGAACTTGGTTCGGATTTTTCCTGAGATTTTTTTAGAATTACATAGCGACCATCAATACGTTCTTCGGGTTTCTTGTATTCTAATCCTAAGAAATCAAAGATCGACTTTTCATCTGTAAATTTATGTTCTACTAATCCTCCTTTCTTTTTTCCTTCCATAACTGACATTCCATGCTCATTTAATGTATATTTCATAGAAAGAGCATGTTCTCTCATCATTGTATTAAATCCTTTACTTCCAGTGAAATACAATATGGAAAATGGGAATTCTTCCTGAGTTGTATATAAAAAGTCTACACGGCGAGCATATTCTGTACCAGGCAATTTAGCTACAACCAGGCACTTTGAATTTCCACGTGAGAGAACTTCCAATATAATGCTCTTCTCAATCAATTTATCAATAAATACTTTAAATACATTCGGGTCATTGGACGTAATGATTACATCAATATCTCCGGAATTAGGTAATCCGCGACGATAACTACCTACTATTTCAAATTTTGCGTTTGTATCAGTTGTTGGAAATGTGTTCTCAAATACCGTTTTATATTCTTCTATTTCACAACGAGGAATACGTTGTAAAATATCATTGTAATACTTTAATCCAATAATCTGTTTATCATTGAGAACTTCCGATTTACGATTTTCTAATTCAGATAGTGTAGTAATCCCCTTTTCTACCAATTCCTCAGCTTTTTTTTCACCTACACCATAAATATCCTTGAATACGTCCATTGCCTTCTTTTTGGCAATTAATTCTTTTTCTTCTTCTAATATACGCAATGTTCCGGTTTTTTCATAATCAATTAATTTACTATAGATAGCACTACCAATCCCTTTTTGACCGTTTAATTGTTCCGGTTTTGTTATATCGCCCACAAAATTAGTTATAGTATCACGTGCGTTATCATATGCTTTAATTCGCATAAAGTCTTTTCGTGTTCTCATTACATATGCTAATACTGTCATTAATTCAATGAATTTTTCATTGAGTCTAGGTAGCGAGGAATTTGGTTGTTTGTCTGACATGGGTTCTATTATTATTTTGTTTTTAATTGGTTGTTTTTTCTTATAAGTTCTCCGAAGTTTCACTGATGCTAATATATTTGAAACAGTAGGTTCTCCATTCATAGTATATATTTCAAGCATATATTATGAAAAATAAAAATAACTGATTATTTTCTTTAGATACAATATAGTGTATTTATGCGTCTAAAATTAAATGCATCTCCTTTAGAAGTAATTCTATTCATTTTATTTGTATTTTATTTAGTTTTCCAAGTTAAAACACCCTCATTTTTAGAAGAACTTGTTAATTCGCCAGTAGGCATGATTCTTGTATTATTCTTTGCTATATACATGTTCTTATATACACATCCAATTTTAGGTATTTTATCTATTTTTGTAGCATATGAAGTTATTCGTAGAAGTTCTCCAATAGCCGGACAAATATTATTTACACCACCGTATATTCCTACTCAACCTAAAATTGATGCAGAACTTAAAGCAATGAACCCTCCAAAAGAAAGAACTTTGGAAGAAGATGTAGTAGATCAAATGGCCCCTATTGGTAAAAGTGAACCTGCTGGGTATGTAATGACATCATTTAAACCAGTAGCAGAAAATGTTCATAGTGCAGCCAATATATAAATATGCGATGGTTTTGTGTTTAGCATATATTTATGTTTTTTTCATATCATAAATATATTTATTACTCATAAATCCTGCCATTTTATAAATCTTCAAGGGTGTAAATTACATTCAGGATTTTTTGACGAATTTGATGTATCCGATTATGCCAGTGTTCGATAATCATAATTTGTCTTTGTATTAATTCATCAGGTGAATCGTATAAACGCTCGCATTCTTCCAATGCCAATTTCCAAGTTTTCGCGAACACCCATGGTGGGTTATTTTCGAATAAAAAGCAGTTGTAAATTTCTTGAGGCTCTCCAACTATTACTGGGATTGCACCCGAGATAATCGCTTCATATATTCTGAAACAGTCCAGAACCTTGTTGCCTCTGCCAATTGGAACAAAAATGGTGTTTTTGTAGGTTTCGTATAAATCTACTTTCGTCGCATTGTTTTTAACGACGCTATTTCCAAAATTAGAATTTTTAAAGACATCCATTAATTCATGGCGATAAACATTAACATTTCCGATAAATGACCATTTATAAAATCGCTCATATGGACCTTTTGGCATATCTAACGAAACCGAACTTTGTGTTATCATTCCATTTGTGTATCCTAGTGGTATACACTCGATATTTTTAAATTGCGATAGATTGTGTTCGAGATGATGATAATTGCGCAGCAATAACTTCGTATATTTCGATAATTCTATGTTATATGCTTCTTTATAGCCAGGCGAATAGTCTAACCCCCATTCATCTGATAAATGGACTGTAATTAAGGGTCGCAATAATTTACATAAATCAATCAGTGACCAGACGGACGCTTTATTCGATGAAAAAATCAGAACACAATAACCATTTCTAATTTTATTTTCAATTAAAAAATCTTCAAAGCCTTTCATATCTTGCGCGTATTTATCATACATACAAGTCGAAACGTTCAATATTGGGAATCTAGGGAATAAATCATAGTGTATAAAATCATTTTCCCAACAAATGTCAGCATGTAAAATAATGACAGTTGGTAGAGTTTTATCAACATCTTCCATTGCCTATATATGTATTAAATAAAATAATAAACATGTATTATTTAATATATTTTAATAGGTTATAATATATTAAGCATGCGCATTGGATGAGGGAAAATGTAATTAGAATAGGGGATCCTTTCCTAATATATATAATATTCCAAAAATACTAGATATGATACGATATGGAGCTTTAACTACAAAGTTATCTTCCATGATTTTTTTTACATCAGAATTCTTATAGGCTTCATAAAAATTAAAATCATTGATTGCACCAGCATCTGTATATTTTAATCCAGTAAATGTTGGTTCAACTGCCTTTTTAAAATTGAGTATTACTATGTTAATTATTAAAAACATTAACATATTTACTGCAATTCCAATGTATCCATATCCGGCCGTATCATCTGTTGTTTTATTATTTGTTAAATATCCAATGCCAATAAAAAATAGAATAAATGCAGGCCAGAAAATAAGCGAACCTATCCCCCATTCTATACTAAAAATTCTTTTAAAAAGTGTTCTTATATCTATATTTACGTTTTTCTGTGCAAATAGTTTTAATATAAGAGAGTATATAGCCGGAGTAATGAAATAACTTAGTGATATAATCAAAAATGTTGAAATAAAATATGCAGCGGTTGTAAATTGCGTAATGTATTTTTGGGGAATTTGCTGATTTAGGGCTACGTCATAAGTTGATATATCGTTTCCATCAATATCGGCAACACTACATTCAAGAAAATCACCATTATTAAGTAATATATTACCCGAAGAATCAGTGTTTGGTGAACTGGTATCGAGCCCTTCTACTATATTCGCATTTATTCTACCTATCATATTTTCCATATATACATTTGAAAAAAATGGATTTGAGGTTTTGTTTAGTATGTCAAAATTAGATTTGCATGTAATTGGAGTTTTAAATATTATAATAGTCGTATCTTCTAATTTTGGACCAAATTCAGTATCAGGTTCATGATAAATATACTCATTATTATGTGGAATTACACGATTTAATTCTATTTCTAAATTTGAATTTATATGAGACTCTACTATTTTATCGATCAAGTTTAAACTATTTTTTAGATTGGTTTTTAATAAAAAACATAATAAAACTTTATTATTCGACTTTGAATTTGTAATTGAATTATTTTCAACTATTAATTCTGCATCAAAATCAGAAGTAATTCCAGAACCAAATCCAAAGATTGAATTTTTATCAATATATTTATTTGAGATTGAATTACTTTTACTAAACAAGTATAATTTGGATGACGTATATTTTGTATCATGTGAACCATTACGAATAATTAAATTTGGATTATTTGGTTTTCCGACAAAAGCCAATTCATTTTCATTTATTTTTTTTGTTAAAATATTATAATAATTGTATTGTAATTCTGGCTTAGTTTCTTTTGTATGAATAAAAGACATTTGTTTTATATCTTATAAATAGAAAACAAATAGTAATTATTTATTTCATAAATCGGTTTCTTTTATTATTGTATTTCCATTTTCTTTTTGAAATGATAAATTTTTGTTTAATGAGAAAGATGGTATATTTATATTTAATATATCTTTTTGTTTATATTTATCGCTGGGTTCATACCATTTTGGTTGTGGAGTAGTATATATTATTGAACGACCACTTGGAGTATATGTTAGTGGTGTTATTGGTTGCGACTGCATCTGAGAAATCAATTCACTTGCATTATCCACGATTGAACTTACATCAAGGTCAGATCTTCCTATATTTGTCGTTATTGGTCCACTTGGAGTGTACATTAACGGTGTTATTTGCGGTTGTATCTGAGAAATCAATTCGCTTGCATTATCCACGATTGAACTTACATCAGCGTCAGATGTTCCTATATTGGTGGTTATTGGTCCGCT